TCAATTTTTGAAACGATAGGACAAAATAGAGAACCACTGTCAACAGGGAATAGCAGAAATTCAACGGTCAAAAGGTTGGTGAATTCAAGACTTGAATTTGTTAATACTCGCCCTGTTGTTCCTACCGTTCCATCCAGCCTTAACCCTTTGCCGATCCTTCCTGCTCCCTCGACAATAATTGCAGAACCTTCCAGCAATAAATCATTCCCGAATGAGGAACGGTCTAATTGATCCTGGAGGGAAAGAGATAATACTTGCCGGTCTGTATTGCCGTAAACTTCTTGATAGAGAGATTTGCTCGGGTTTAATGAAATACCTGGGGTATCAATCTTTGCGGAGTTGGGATCAAAAATAAGTTTCCCAGTTAGTCCAGAAAATCCTGGCATGGAACGGTAGGAACAACAGGGCGAGTATTAACAAATTCAAGTCTTGAATTCACCAACCTTTTGACCGTTGAATTTCTGCTATTCCCTGTTGACAGTGGTTCTCTATTTTGTCCTATCGTTTCAAAAATTGATTCAACTTTGGCTAAAGGGTGGAATGTCGTTTATTTCAATAATTCAATCAGGATAACACTAAGGGATGATCCCACACTTACCGATTTCACGGTCGGAGCTGGTCTGGTTCCAACTTCAACCTGGAGCCTTATTGCTTTTACATTTAATCAATCCACCTTAGAGTCAAAAGTTTATATTAATGCAGTTTTGATTGATACTCGCACAGTTTCACAAGGATGGACAGAATCAGCAGATGATTTGATGGTCGGTACTCGTTTGAGTAACGGCAACCCAGTTAATCCTTGCGATATAAGCGTTTCCAATGTCCGAGTTTATAACAGGGTTTTAGAGTTGGAAGAAATTAGAACAGGTTATTTACGATGAGTATTTTTGAAAATCAGAGTGCGTTAATTGCTGATCGGTATAAGATTACCGACACAACATTTCCGCTTAGAGCAGGAGGAGGGGAATTCCAAGCTACTGGCTCTTTCATAAATAATGACACTGTTACCATCGGAAGTAAAACTTACACCTTTCAAACTGTTCTAACCAATGTGGATGGGAATGTGCAGATCGCAGGAATATCTGGAACGTGGCTCAATCTTGAAAGAGCTATGGGTTTAACAGGAACGCCTGGGACCGATTATGCTGCCGCTACTTTAATTCATCCGACTGCAACGGGAATGGTCGATGTAGGAGATGATACATTTTTCGATGTTACTGCTAGGCTTGCTGGTGATGCGGGGAATAATATTGTTCTATCTGAATCTCTTACAAACGGAATAGTGACCAGCCAAATGTTTGGTGGAATTTCTGCTGATACTTGGGTGGATTTCAGGAAGGTTACTCGCAGACCTGCTCGGCTTGCATTAGACGAATATGAAATATACGAAGAAAATGATTTCTTAAAAAACCCTAACAACACAATTGTTGGGGATGTAATTAATTTAACAACGGCAAAATATGTTTTTAGAAATACCTTTGTAACTGCCAAGAGATTTGCACTTGCAGACGGTTCGACCATCGAGATTGTAGGAAGTAGTTTTTTAACCCAAAATTTAATTTATCTTGGAACTGATATCCTTTTTTCAAACTTAGGAGCAGGTGTTTCAAGATTTTATTTAAGAAATATAAGTATCTTACTAACAAGTTCTGGTTCAACTGCTTTTGATATTAAAGGAGATAGTTCCCCATTTGCGGAAGTTTTTATAAATTTCATTGATCTCATTTGGACTGCTGGTGGAGGGATTCTTGGAACTGTAAAAGATTTTTCATTTTTAACTGCTACTTTGGTTATAGCGGATGGATTTAAAATAGGATTGACTTTTCAAGACGTTGTTTTCCCAAACTTGACACAAAGTAATTATACCGGCGATTCTCCATTAACTGGGGCCGCACTACGGTTTGTAGGGGCCAAATTGGGGGGCTTCGATTTAACTACAACGGGGATTGTTGGTGGCGACCCTGCTGATTCAGGTATATTTATTTCTCCTACCATTCAACCTCTTGCTTCAATCAACATTGATAAAGTTAATATTCCGATAGGAAATTACTTTGAGCCTGGGACGACTGGAGTAATCACTTCTATTGATGATTTTTCAGTCACTGCTGATCCTATCACAGGTGTTATAGATGCCTCTGGGGATGCGACCTTTCAACATTCAGGATCGGAAACATATTTTGATGGTCAACAAGTTACTCTTAGCACTTTTGCAGTTGAAACAACCTACAACGAAACAGGAACCCTCAGAAATCCAAATGCTGGGGATTTCACAGTCGAAAAATCAGATGGGACTCTAATTCAATTCGCAGGAGATGATACAGGCCAAACAGATTCAGACGCTGCATTAGTAACTTCTGCTGGTCATGGTTTAGTTGATGCAGAGCCTACCTTGATTATAAATACCATTAACTTTAATGCTGCATATAACGTTTTTAATACACAATCTGATGTTAATGAGTTCGCTATAAATCTTTTAGTTGCATTCCCTGGTATCGAAACCACAGGGAATTTTGATACCGGATCATTAACGCAGAAAGACAAGCGAGTGGACCTTGATAATGCTGGCAATCAACAGGCTTCCATGAATGTTGGGCTTGCACAAATGAACGGGAATGCAGTCTCTACAACTATTTCATTAGCCGATACTTACCAAGCCTGCGTTTTTAATGGGACTGAGCAAAGTCCAGCCTCAGAACTTTGGACGTTAATTAATGCGGTTAATGGAATATTTAGATATGACGGTTTAAATCCTGGGGTTGCTAGTATCACTGCCCTTCTTTGGGCATTAAAATCTGGAAGCACTGAGAATTACCGATTAACAATTTCTAAGAATGGGGCTATTCCGGTATTTGCTGACGAGTTTTTTTCTCCTATTGAAGTTAAAACCACTAAAACCCTAACGACAGTGCAAAAACTTATTTCTGTTGCTCCCGGAGATACCATTCAGCCGATGGTGGCTGCTGAAGGAACTACCAATGCAATAACATTTACTGACTTAAACTTTTTACCGATGATTTAATCCTAAGATTAAGCTGTGGCGATTCTCAAACCATTCATACCAACGGAAAGCAATGGCAACGGCTCACAAACAGCTCAAGAAGAAAATGGCGCAGACAATAAAAAAGACACTGAGAAATAAATGAAATGGCTGAACCGCATAAAGGGATTGCTTTTGAGTATGGAGTTTTTCTCACTGATTTCCAAGACCCGAGTAAGTTTAATCCTGCGCCAGTTATTTCGGTGGGTGATGTGCAAATCAGTAAAGACTTTGGCTCGTATGCGAATCTCGGCACCCTCCCTACGGTTATTGATGAGGGCAGAGTCAAGGTGACATTGAGTGCTCTTGAAATGACAGCAGAAAATGTATCAGTTCTGTTCAAGGATCAATCAGGGGATTCATGGAAAGACCAAGAGCGCGAGTTTAGCCTGGGGGAAGGAAACTCTGAAAAAATTATGGAAATTCTAACGGGTGATCATATTGAAGGAAGGGATAGATTGATTGTCAATAAACGTGGAACGACAATCCCGTTGATTGATAAAGATATCACAGGCAGTCTTTTGAGTCCGAATGTGACTGTACGAACCCTGGACCATACATAATGTCTTTATGTCAATACTGGCCTTTGCATTGGGGAGAGGTAGATGAAGTGATTATTGTGAATGGTTTAAACGCTATAAATGCTGAGATCGGTCCCATTGAGGGTCAAGGGAAATCTGGGCCGATAAAAGGGACTGGTGGCTCTCCTAATGTTTCGGGTGCCGGTGGTTTCAGAAAAGCTGGTGGTTCTGGTGGAGTTGGAAAAACAAGAGGAAGCGGAGGGGGATGTGGCTAAACCAACACAAATAAGACAGGGTGGTGATCTACCGTTCTCTTTTAATCTGGATGGCGATTCCTTAGAAGGTCGAACCTGCACTATTTACGTTAAACAGCATATTAAAGACACCTCTACTATTACCAGGGAGATACCGCTTAACGAGGAGAGAACAGCCTTTGAAGGCTTTTTAACTTCAGCAGAAACTATGGGTTTGAGTGTGGGCCTATGGCATATTTTTGCAGATATGGTTGATATTCTTACGGGCAAAGATCGACAAATAGCGAGTGGCACCGTCCGATTTGAGGTTGGGGAAACTGTTGTCGATTCAGTGGTTCCAGCTACCATTATTAACTCGGTTTCTCTCGGCACAGCCATTCCATCGGGCGGAAACTTTGCAAGATTTAATTTTACGGCAGGGCCTTCATTCACAATAGGTCAAGCAGTGACGATTGCCGGTTATACCACCAATACTTTATATAACGATAGCGGCCTTATTCTGAATATGGGAAATAATTTCATTGAAATAACATCGAACACAACTTTTCTCGCTATTAAATTTGGGACTGATGAATCGGGGGGTAGTATTTCAAGTTGATCAGAATAATACGATTCTGATAGGTCAAAAAATTAACTGTATAGGGGGTTTACAATGGCAAGAGATATCAAATCTTCACATAACACTGGTAGAAAGCGAAACAACGGCACGAAGCCACGCAGGAATGGAACTGGTAGAAAACCAAGGAAGCCGAAAAGGAAATGAGTGGAATCAAAAACATTAGCCGATTTAAAGCCCGATCAACAAAATGCCAGGAAGCATAATCCCAGGAATATTGGGATGATTGCCAAGGCTATTGGTGAAGTTGGTGTGGCTCGATCCATTGTCATCGATGAGGATGGGAATATTCTTGCCGGTAATGGAACGGTGGAAGCCGTGGCTGAATGTGGAATCACGGATGTGAGGGTTATCAAGGCCAATGGAAACGAATTGATAGCTGTCCAAAGAACAGGGCTGACCCCGGAACAAAAGAAGAAACTCGCTTTGTACGATAACCGCACCGCTGAATTGGCTGATTGGGATATCCCTGCTTTGAAAGAGATTGAAATAGGAATGCCTGGATTGCTGGAAGATATGTTCATGCCGCTGGAACTGGATGAGTTGCTGGATTTGTCCACAGATATTGACCCGATAGATGGGGAAGATGATGCGCCGGAAGCGCCGGAAGAACCAATTAGCAAGTTGGGTGATATCTACCAATTGGGTGAGCATCGACTGATGTGTGGGGATTCAACGGATAAGGAAACTGTGGGGATTCTGATGGATGGGCAGAAGGCAGATATGGTGTTCACTGATCCTCCTTATGCCTTATTTGGTAGTAGCACAGGAGTCGAGGGAATAACGGACGATAGAATGGTGAGTTCTTTTTTTCGGGATTTACTTATCCAAGCAAAAATGAATGTCAAGTCTTTTGGCCATATTTATATTTGTTGTGATTGGCATTCCGCATTTTCTATTGAGCGTATCAGTAAAGAAATCAAACTTAAAGCCAAAAATTTATGCATTTGGGATAAAGGGGATGGAGGGGTGGGAGCCATGTATCAGCAATGCTATGAAATGGTATGGTTTTTCGATAACTCCCCAACAAATCAAGGAACAATGAGATCGAGCAATATGACAGGTGTGATTACGGTGAACGGTGTTCCAAATATTTGGAGAGTCAACCGAGTAAGAGGGACAGAAAGAGAGCATAACGCACAGAAGCCTGTCGAACTTATTGCAATACCTATAAAAAATGGCTCCCCTTTAAACGGGAAAATATTAGACTTATTCGGCGGCTCTGGTTCCACCCTAATAGCCTGTGAAAAGTTGGACCGCAAATGCTACATGATGGAGATTGACCCTGCATATTGTGACGTAATCGTTAAAAGATGGGAAGAGTTTACGGGTAAGAAGGCTGAATTGATAAAGGAATTGGTAAATGGGTAGACCACCGATAGAAATAACTCCTGAACTTTGTGAAAAGGCTGAATCCTTGGCGGCTCAAGGGCTCACAATGGAGCAAATAGCCCTTGTTTTAGGGATGGGTGAGACTACCCTATACAAGAAAAAGTTGGAGTTTGCGGAGTTTACGGAGGCCATAAAAGCAGGACAGGCTAAGGGAGTGGCTGCTGTGGTCAATAAACTCTATAAAAAGGCTGTTGGCTATTCAATCAGCGAGGAACGCCTTGAAATTAACGAGGCTGGCGAAACAAAGACAATTAAGACAACTAAATCCTATCAACCTGATAACACCGCAATCATATTCTATTTAAAGAACAGGGCAGCATGGAAGGACAAGACCGAAGTTGAACACTCTGGGGAAATGAAAGTAACTAAAATTGAAAGGGTAATCGTTAAGCATGACAGCAACCCTGCAAATTAAGACAGCTCCTATTCTGGAGCCCATGCTGGGACCAAGCCGATACAAGGCTATCTATGGCGGCAGGGGTGCTCTTAAATCCCATTTTTTCAGTGAACTTGGGATTGAACGAGCCTTGATGCAACCCGGATTCCGCATGGTCTGTGTTCGTGAAGTGCAGAAGTCTTTGAAAGAATCTGCCAAACGCTTGATTGAGGACAAGATTGAAAGGTTTGGTGTGATGGGTGAGTTCAGGGTGCTGAATGACAGCATAGAAACTCCCGGAGGTGGCGTTATTACTTTCCAAGGCTTGCAGGACCATACCGCAGAATCTATAAAAAGCCATGAAGGAAATGATGTGGCTTGGATTGAGGAGGCGCAGACTTCCTCCAGGCGTTCACTGGAATATCTCAGGCCCACAATCAGAAAAGAAAACTCAGAGATATGGGCTGGTTGGAATCCCAGAAACCCGACCGATCCAATCGACTCTTTATTCAGGGGCTTGGAAGTACCCAAGAATGCAATAGTTATCCGGACCACCTTTGAAGATAATCCTTGGTTCCCTGCGGTATTGGAAGAAGAAAGACAGTTTGATTTAAAGAATAACCCAGGTCGATACGCTCATATCTGGCTAGGTGATTATGAGCCAATGGCTATTGGTGCTATCTGGGATCGGCAGACTCTCCATGAACACAGGAAGCACGAGATTCCTGAAATGGGCAGAATTGTGGTTGCTGTTGACCCGGCAATATCTAATGAAGAATTTAGCGACCATCATGGAATTATTGTAGCGGGAGTGGGTGCAGATCAGCGCGGCTATGTTCTTGCTGATTGGTCCTTGAAAGGTTCTCCGGAACAATGGGCAACTCGCACGATAGCTGCTTACGATGAACACGAAGCTGATTGTATTGTCATTGAGATTAATCAGGGCGGCGATATGGTTAAACATACGCTGGATTCTATACGTCCTGGTCTACCAATCAGACAAGTCAGAGCCACAAAAGGGAAGCACGTTAGAGCCGAACCAATCAGCGCATTGTATAAAACAGGTCGGGTTTCCCATGTTGGTACGTTCAACGATTTAGAGGATCAGATGTGCAAAATGACTTCTGCCGGGTATGAGGGGGAAGGTTCACCAGATAGATGCGATGCCTTGGTATGGGCAATGACTGAACTCTTTCCTTCTATGATAGAAAAAAAAGAGGATGATTTTAATTACAATGTTCCTAATAGACACTACTTCGGTTAATTATGCCAGATAAAGAAAAAGAAACTGATCGCGGTTTAAAAGATACCGACAAACTGGAAAAGTTCAAGATGGACTTGAGAAACGATGCTCAGGTTATCAATGAACAACGTGATCAGGCTAATGAGGATAGCCGGTTCATCAATGTTCCTGGTGGTCAATGGGAAGGGGAGTTCGGCATCCAGTTCACCAATCGAGCGAAACTTGAGCTTGATATGATTTCCCAGTATCGGAATCGATATGTGGGTGAAGTGTTCGAGAATGATATAGGCGTGGATTTCAAGCCTGATGATAAGGCTACCAGTGATGATGATGCGGAACTCCTGAACAATTCATACCGCGCTGATTATGAAGAAGGCAACGGACAGATAGCTTTTAATATGGCTGTGACTGAACAGGCTGACACAGGATTCGGGGCTTATAAATTAAGAACAGAGTTTCAGGATAGTTCAGACGAGAACAATGAAACGCAGATCGTGGTATGGGATGAGATAGTCAATCCCTATAACTCAGTATTTGTGGATGCTTCTGCTAAACGGCCCAATAAATCGGATTCTAACTGGACTACGGTTCTCACCGAATACACTGAAACAGCTTATAAAAGACTCTATCCCGATGCCTCTTTATCCACAGCCTTTACTCCTGTTAATCGGGAAGAGTTCAATTTCAACACGAATTCCCAAGCCATTATCCGGGTTGCTGAACGCTATGAAAGGATATTGAAGAAGGAAATATTGTTCCGCTACCGGGATTTGGCAAGCGGCAAGAATGTTCATTTCTGGGAGATTCAGCATAAAGAAATAGAAGATGAAATCAGGAGCAATCCTAAACTTAAAAAGATTGGTGAGCGTGAAATTATCAGGCCACAGATTCTTAAATCCATATTCAATGGGGAAGAATTCTTTGAAGAGGATGTCAGAATCCCTGGAATGTGGATTCCGGTTAT